ATTAATTGCACTTACTAAATTTGTTTTATTGGTAGTTTTTAAGTTATCTTTATTACCTGTTAGTGTCGTAATATCAACCAATTGTAAAGTTGTATCTTTTTTAAATTTATCAAATTCTTCATTGGATGCTTTAGTTTTTATATTTTCAGTATTAATGTTTATAAGATTAAGTAAATTCCCAGCTACATCTCCGCTTAGTGTTTCTTTTAATCCATCAAACCATATATTAAAATCTATTTCTAAATTTTCTTTTATGGTTTGTAATTCTTGCTCTGTTTTCCCTGTTATATTTTTATACCATTCCAAGTATTGGTTAAAAATGGTGGTCGTGTCCACTTGTTCTATAGTCCCATGCACTATTCCACATAATTCTTTATTAAGTCTTAGATCTGTTATATCAACTTGTGTTATGCTTATAGATCCAGCATTAACTTTTATATCTGCTAATCCTAATTCATACATATCAGCATCTCTGGTCAATTGCGGTGCTTTAGGGTCACTAGCAAACTCACCTTTTTTTATCTTTGCTCTTATTTCTCTTTCAACAACATCATATCGCAATACTATTTTATCTATCCTATGCAATACACCATCTGCAAAATCTATAGGCAAAATTAAATCATCTGTGTTTTCATACTTATAGCCATTAATCCAACCCTTACCTGGCTTAACTATTACCTGCATTCTATCCGTTCCTATTACCTGTAAATTTGTAGATGGGTTAGGAAACACACCATTTCCAATAAAACTAGCAAAATACTCTGCATAATTTTCTGCCTTATATATCCTATCCCATGTATCACCCACTTTCATAGCATTAAAAAACCCTGACTTTTCCATTATCTCACTTCCTTTTTAGATACTTTCTTTATTCTATCTATAATAGTAGGAATGCTATCTCCAAATATACATTCTAAATTGAAACCATTCATTTCATATATCTCTTTAATCTCTGCAACCTTGCTATTAAGTGTTATACCCCATTTTTTATCTTGTACAGTAACAATATCTCCTAAATCCCAATCTTGTCCATAAATAAAAGCTCCATAAGGAATTACTTGTGCTTCAAATGTTTCCACTATCTTATATTCTTGTAATCTTTGTTTACCCATAGTTGTAAGTTCTGTAATATTATCAGCCTGGCTACAATCTATAAAAGTTTCTTTCCTGTACCAACCTTTAATATTTCCCACTTGTTGTATTAATCTTTTTTCATCTTCGCCTTTTCCTCCAACATAAGCCACATTTTTATAACTTAACAAACTTTTTAGGAAATGCTTATTTCTAATATTTTCAAAGTCCATACTGAAAATCACTGGAGGATTTTCTTCCTGATCTGCAGTAAGATTTCTACCTTCTATAACATCAAATATAAAATTATTATTATATGTGTCTAATGTTATGTCCCAACCTAAATTACTATATTCAGTTATCTCCTGTATCTTATCTGCTAAGTTTTCATAACGAGTACGCCAAGCATCTTGTTTTCCTCTTTGTTTATCTTTAGCAATAACTAAATTAGGAATAATTCTATCTTTATCTACTGGATTGACAGCATTATTATGTACAAATTTTTTTATTATAGCTTCTTGTGTGCCTGTTGCATTGTCGTATCCTTGTCCTATAGGTGGTACTGTTGTTCTGTCTTTAATTTTCCCCTTTAAAGTAGCTCCTTTAATAACTAACTGCTCTTTACCATCTTCACTCGTAGATTTATCCATAAACTCTATAATTCCTACTTTATTAAAATAAGCTCCTAAAAGGATTAGGTTATCCTCCTGGAGCTTATCTACATTATTTTTTTCTAAATTTATGTGAAGCTCAAATTCTCCTACTCGGCTAAATCTTCTTATAAATATAAGAGATTCATAGTCATCTATTTCACCTAGTAAGTTAAAATCTTTATCTATAATTCTAATTGGTACCTTATTCATAAACTACACTCCTATATAAAGTGGCTTATAGTATAAAGCCATTTCTAAGTTATCCAATCCTTTTTCTGAATCATACCTTAATAAATTATCTCCAACTTTTAGCTGTAAAAATTCACTTGCTAAATCTATATAATTAAATACATTTATTTTAGTTCCATTACTTTTTATCATTTCTACTCTTTTATTACCAAAAGATGTATTTATAACTAACTTATCTCCAGCTTGCAATGTCCTTTTAACTTTAATATATTTTCTGGTATATACATCAAATAAAGAAGGATTAACTACAGTGGCTAATGCTCTAAATTCAATCCTCATTCCACATTCTACATCCCCTTTATTCTTAGCATTGACTATTAAATTACTTATTCTATGTCCCATAATGATTCCTGTTTCTTCTGGGATTATTAAAGGGAAATGAAAATCTCCTACCCAAAGAGCTATTTCTTCTTTTTCTTCTATTAAATCCATCCATAAAGGATTAGGGCAATAAAACTGTATTAGAAACTCCTGCATATCATCTATTTGCTCTCTAAATGTTGGTGAACTATCTACAATACAATTTATAACATGCTCACCGGCATTATTGATATAAGTAAGAGCACCATTTATCTTAGGATTAAATATACTACAAAGCTTTTGCCTCTTTCTATACATATCTTCTACAGTATCTCCTACTATAGCTCCCTCTATTGGTAAAATTCTCTCATCTAAAAAAGTTCCATGGTGTGTCTTACCATCCTGTCCAGGAGATTTACTTGTCAATATTGTTGTTTTAGGGCTTCCTAGCTCAATTTTAGTTAAAATAAAAGGAGCAGAGTTACCTAATTCTATACTCTGTCCCCTTTCATTTTTAAATATAATTTTTTCCAACTTCTACTCCTCCTTAAGATGTACTAAAGTTTAAATTCCTTATCATTACTTCATTCTTTCTCATTATTTCACTTGGAGATAATTCTTTAGGGCTATTAAAAGTAAAACTATTGTGATTTACTATACTTTTTCTATTATCAATAGTGCTTGAAGTTACATTGCTAGAATACTGTTTAATTGAATTTATCGCGGAAGATTGAGCAGCCATTGAATTTAAAGCTGAATTTCTAGCAACCTCAAAACTTTCCTGTATACTAGCTATCATGTCCTTAAGTTCCTCTATTTTAGGCTTAAAGCCCTCTACAAGTTTTTCTCCAAGACTTTGTCCCGCTTGTTGATAAGCTTCCTCATAAGAATGTAACAATTGAATAATTTCCTTTTGATTGTTGTCCATTATAATTCTTTCGGCTTCAGCCTGGAGTGCTGCATCATTAGTTTTTTTAGCACAGAAACTTCTATAATCCTCAAGCTGTTTTTCTAAACTTTGTCTATTGCTTTCATATATAGAATTAATATTTTTTAATTCATTTTCTTTTTCTTTCTGTAGATGCTCTTTTTGTTCTTCTAGTTGTTCTTTATGAATCCTTTTTTCTCTCTCTTTAAGAAGATTATTAAGTTCCTTTTGTATTTCAATTTTGTTAAATTCATTATGTTCATATTCTAATGCTGTCTCAAGTTGATTTATTTTTTTTAGTTCTTCCGCATTCTTATCAGCTTTATCTTCTTCTACAAGTTGTTTATCTATAGCTTCAATCTTAGCATCATAAAAGCTCTCTATTCTTTTTATAGATTCATCTTTCCATCTATCTAAATTTTTAAGCTCATTATTTATGTGATCTTCTTGTGCCTTTAGTTCATCTTCATATCGTTGCTTTAATGCTGACTTAATTCTATCAACCATATTATTAATACTATCAGATACTTTTTTATCTGCTTCTTTTTGAGCATCTATAATCTTTTGTTTTGCATCATCAACTGCGTTGCTCATGTTAATTAGTTCAGTTTTTGCTTCTTCTAATGATTTCTTAGCTTTTATAGTTTCCTCTGCTGTATACCCAAAAGTCTTCGCTAATTCTTTATATCTATTTTCAAGTTCTTTTATTTTTTCTCCTTGAAGAATAACTATAGCTTGATGATTTAATAAATTTTGATTTAAATCTTTAGTATCAATACCTAACCTTTTTATAGCCTCATTGAATTCATTCAATGTATTATTAAATGAATTCTCTTGTACTTTAAGAGATTTTTTAACTTCTTTTTCTCTCTTGTCTAGTAATTTCATACCATCATCATGATATTCTTTAAGCGCCCTTTTTGAACGCTCTAAGCTATCAACTTGTGCTTTCTGATTCGCTTTAGTAGTATTCAAAACTTGTTTCTGATACTGTCTTAAAGCAGCTATCTGATTAGCATAATTAGCCTTAGCATTTTTATCTTTAGTATTCTTTTGTAACTTTTGATAATAGGCTATCTGTGAATCTATTTTTGACTTTTCTGTTTGTAGCTCTATGGAGTTTTCATTCTTTAATATCCTAAGTCTGTCCTCTATGCTTTTAACTCTATTTTCATAATCTTCTTTAATGTATTCTTTACTCTTTTCAATTTCTTCTTTATTTAATTGATCTATGAACTCCAAATACTTCTGATATTCCTTTTTACTATTAGCTCCCCAATTTAGCTGTCTTGCTAATCTATCTTTCATTACACTCTCTGATACACCAACTCGAGGATTAACAGCTACACTTTCTTTAGCCTCCGACATGGCTTCTTTTGCAATATTTTCAGGATTATTATTAGCCTTATTATCCCCTAACAATGATGTTAATATCTTTTTAGATTCTCGATTATTAAATACTTTTTCTCCACCGTTAAATAATCTATACTGCCTAGATGCTACTATTTCAAAACCGTCCTCAGCTACTTCATGTATTCCTGCCTCTGCAAAATCTGTACCTGCAGCATACCCTTTCTGGTTTTTCACTTGTTTTTTAGACAATCTTTCTTTCATAGAGTTTGATTGTGTATTATTGAATATTTTAGTCCCCTGAGGCAAATCTACTAGTTTAGGTCCTTTTCCTGGTAATTGTATTAATTCGCTACCATCTTCATCAACCCAAGTTAAACCACCTTCAAAATAGCTTGTTCCTGTCCATTTTCCTGGTATAGGCCCCCCATTAGGATGCAATACTTGCTGAACTACACTAGCAATAAAAGGATGCTCACTTAACCAACTTTGTGCGTTAGAATGTGCATCACGTATCCAATCAAAAAGATTATAATTTATTTTAGATTGTGCTTTTACAGGATTTTCATATATATTCTTATGAGATTCTTTATATTTACCTTCAATTTTTTGAAAAGGAACACCATTTTTTAAATCCTTGTCTATATCTTCTCTAGCTTTTACAGGATTGCCATATATCTGATTAGTGCCTCTATCCCATGCACCTACTATTTTCCCTGTAGTATTGTCAATTTCAATGTAACAATCATGCATTTGTCCTGTTGCTCTATCCTTAATACTATAATATCCACTAGTTGTAATTTCTTTTAATCCGTTCATTTTAGATAAATAAGTATTCATTTCAAGTGTTTTTTGTTGTTCTTGTTTATTTAGCATAGTGCCATTATGCAAATCTAAATAATTTAATATTTGTCCATTTTTTTCTATTGCTGCATCCAAGAACCCTTGATACTTTTCATTCTCTACACCTATTTCTTTTTCTTTTGCACCTTCTAATTGTTTTATTTTATCCCCAATTAACTTTTGTGTTTCTTTATCAGCATCTTTAGAATACAACTTTAAATATTCTATTTGCTTATCATAATTTTCTTTTGTTTTCTTTATTTCTTCATCTCTAGCTTTTGCCTTTGATTCCATTAACTTAGATAATCCTTCCATATCTAAGTCTTTCATACGAGCATTGAAATCCGCTTGAGCCGCTAAAAGTTCTTCTTTAGATTTAACAGTATTTTTCATTTCTATATTTCCAATTTGTTGGGTTAATTTTTTAATCTCTTTTAGTGTATTTTGCCTAACATCTCCAGTTTCTTTACTAGCTCTTTTTTCTAAATCTAATATTTTTTTCTTTGTATCTTGAATCTTTTTTATTTGATCATTTCCACTTTTATTAAGAGAATCTAATATTTTTTTCTCATTTGCATCTAATCCATCAGCCTTAAAGCTATCCTCTAAAACTTTTTTTATTTCAGGTTGCTTAGATTTTATTTTATTAATAGCACTGTTACATATATCATCCAGTTTAGCATTAAGGTTTCTTCCAGTTTCAGCATCTGCTAATTTATCTAGTTTAGCAGCTCCTTCTACTTCCATATTATAATTAGCTATTTTATTAGCTATGCCATCTAAAGCTTTTTGAGTTTCTGGACTTACCTTTTTACTCCACTCCCTATGTTTTACATTCATTTCTTCTAATTGTTTATTGGTGAGAATAACATGTCCATTTAGTCCCGCCATTGCAGTTTCCATAGTTCCCATATCTTCTGCACTTTTTATACAACTGTCATTTAAATATTGTGTATTTTTATGTGCTAAATATATAGCTCCTCCAACTGCTATAATTCCTGCCGCTACTGGTAATGCTATACTACCAACTGCTCCAAGTCCTCCTGCAAATAAGCCAAGTCCTCCTGAACCTCCAGCAACTTTTGCAGCTGTACCTACACCTTCAACTGCGGTAGCTACGGTCGAAGCCTCTTTAAATATTCCGAAAAATACTCCTACTTTTTTTCCTGTTTTAAGTAGAGTACCTACACCTTTAACGGCACCACCTAATCCACTTATAAATGGTCCTAATGCCGCACTAGCAAGTCCTGTCTTAATTATGAATTCTTGTGTAGCAGGACTTAATTTATTCATCCAATCTGCAAATTGCGATATTAGATTTATACCTTTTTCTACAATTGGGAGTGCCTTTATGCCTAATTCCATAAGAGAATTTTTAGCTTTATTCATAGCCTTAACAAATTTAGTTTCTGTAGATTCTTCCATCTTACTATAAGCATCTTCTAAAGCAGTAGTATTAGTTTGCATTTCTTGCATAGATGCATTATATTTTGCTATCCCGTTTTCACTAGTTAACATTAAAATACTGTTTAGCCCTTCTACTGAACCAAACATAGTAGCCATAGCACTTACTGGCGAATCTGCTGCTTGTGTCATTCTCTCCAAATCTTTACTTGCATTTTTTTGTGCTTTGCTTAATTCCTTATATTCTTTAGTACCTTTCTTTCCTGCATTTTCTAGTTCTAACATTTTATGAGCATTATCGCTCATGCTTTGACTCAATTTATCAAATTCAGGACCCGCATTAGATAATCCTTTCTTTACGTCTTGTAGAAATCCCATCCAGCCCTTACTCTGTAGAGCTGAAACAGAAAAGTCTATACCTAATTGTTCTGCTGCTTCCCCTGCTTCTTTTGAAGGCTTTATTATATTAGACATTGCAGCCTTTAAAGCAGTAACAGATTCGCTTGTAGCAAGACCTTGTGCTGTTGTACTGGCTAGACTAGAGAATAATTCATTTGTCGTTATGCCTAATTGTGCTGTTATTGGTGTAATTTTACCTACAGCACTTGCTAACTCTCCGAAAGTTGTTTTTCCAAGATTTTGTGTGATTAGCATTTGATTTGAAATGTCCGTAGCTTTATCCGCTTCTAGCCCGTAACTATTTAAGACTGTAGTTAACCCATCAACTGCGGTGGATGTTTCTGTGAAACCACCTTTTGCAGCTTTTACTGCTACATCTAAGAAATCAACTGCTTTAGCAGTATCTACTGAACCAGAAATAGCTTGATATAAAGATTCATTTAATTCTTTAGTACTCATTCCCGTTTTATTAGAAAGGTCAATTACTCCTCTTTTTAAATCTTCTATTGGAACTTTTGTAGTATCTGCAATTGTACTTACCTTAGCAGCACCAGTTTCAAAGTCAAACGCAAACTTAGTTGCTGCAGTACCGGCACCTATAATAGGAAGAGTAACATGAGTTGTAAGTTTATTACCTATACCTTGAAGTGTATCTCCTACTTTATCAAATGTTTCATATTTTTTATCTATCTTTTCAAATTCATTACCTAGTATTTTCAGCTTACCAGCAAAAGTAGTAGCTTCTTTTTCTGTCTTTTTTAGTTCAGAGCCAAGTTCTGCATGAGCTATTTTTAAATCTAGTATTTTGCCTTTATATTCTTCAACTTCTTTAGAATCTTTACCATATTCCTGTTCTACTTCTTTTAAAAGAGATTCATGTTTCTTTATTTCACTATCTAGTAAAGACATTTCTTTTTTTAGTTTATTCATCTTTTCAGAATTATCAAATATACCTTTGCCGCTTTTTTCTTGAGTTAAATCAAGCAGTTTATAAGATTTTTCTAAGTTACTTATTTGAGTGCTTGTTTTTTGATAACCTTCATCAAGATTTTTCAATTTATCAGCTACAGTAACTGTAATTTTACTAGCTTTCTCTAGTTCTTGTGACAATTCTGAGTGCTTTAATTTTAAATCTAATACATGAGATTTATAATTTTCATATTCTTTTGAGTTCTCGCCGCATTTTTTACCTATGTCTTCTAAAGTCTTTTCAGACTTTTTAATCTCATCATCTAGTAACTTCATACTAGATTTATAAGCTTCAATTTTTTTACTATTGTCTTCTAAGCTTTTACCACTGGCTTTATTAGCATTTTCCCAAAGCTTATAACTTTTCTCTATATTAGATACTGCAGTATAAACTGACTTATCCATTATAGAGCTAGATTCTTGAGCTTTAGTTTGTAACTTATAAAAGCCCTGTATCGCTTTTGATACAGAGCTTTCAAACTTATCTAGTCTTAAATCAAGACTGGAATATATACTCCCTAATTCTACACCTATGTTATTCACCTCCTATTTTGAGGTATAAAAAAAGAACCGCATAAGCGATTCTTTTTTTATATTATATTTTTATTTTATTAACTTTGCTGCTCTAAAATATGGCAATGCTTTCAAATTTGCTTTAGCCTCTTTGTTATTTGGATCTAATTTAATAGCTTCTTCTGAAAGACTAGCAGCTTTGTCCAAATCTTCTGTTTTATTTCCTTTACCATACATATACATACGTGCTAATTGATTTAAAGAAAGACTAGCTAATTGGTTTCCTCTTTCCTTACCAAAATATATTTTCCACTTACCATTATCATTTACAACATATCTCTTATATGTTAATTTTGATTCTTTATTTTCATAAAGATCTTCGCCTTTTCTAGTGATATTAAATTCTGCAATATTCTTAAATTCTATATCCTCTAAGCTACCTTTGAATTCTTTAACTTTTTCAACTCTTAGATCCTTTAATTTATATATTTCTTTTTCAGTATTTATCCACTTAATAAAATCTTGTTTTTTAAAATCTTTTTTACTTTCTTCACACAAAGTTTCATAAGCACCTTCTGCATCTCCATCTTTTATACTGTCGTAATAAGCATTTAAAGTTTCTTCTGGTCTTCCTTTTGGAGCACAACCCACTAATGCTATTAATGTAAAAGATAAAATAAGTACAAATAACAATGAAATTTTATTAAATATTTTCTTCATGCAATCCCCTCCAATATGTAAATATATATTAATTATATAACATATATTACAATATTGGAACGGTTACCCTAATCATTACCCTAAAAGCATCTTTAATCCTGGATTATCTTTTCTATCTTTGTTTTTACTTTCAAATCGTGGTTTTTCTCCATTCTCTATTCTATATATAAACTCTGTAATAGCCTCATCAATGCAGTAAGCTGCATACTCATTTTCAATTCTTAATACCTCACTTGGTGTCTTATGATACATCTTCACCATTGTCATTAGACTTATTATCTTTTGACTTTTTACGAAATGGCTCCAAGGTTTGCACCCCGTGCACTGCAAAATTATATATTATTATTTTTTGTTCATCTGTCATTCCTATAGCTTCCTGAACTTCTTTAAATCTTGGCTCAACCATTGTTGTTTCACAAAATAGTTCAGCAAGTTCATTAACAGTTTTTAAACTATCTTCATCTTTTCCTCCTGGTCCTTTACCTTGGAATAAATCTATTACAGGTCCCATAAGTGGATTAGGTATCTTACCTTTAGCTGCTAAATCTAATAAATTAACTCTTTGTAATTTAACTGTAAATGTATCTTCTACATCCCATCCAGGTAATTCTACTTCTATATATTTTTTGGCCTTTAATTCCTCTATATTTGTTACCACCATACTAATTCCTCCTAAAATTTAAATTTAATAAAGAGAGCATATTATAGCTCTCAGTTTTTAAGGTTCTTGATTATCTATAATGTTAGATTCTTTTTTACCCTCTTCTATGTCTTCCGGTAATGAATCAACGAAATCTATGGATTTTATAGGCAATTTAGCTTTAGTATTTTCCCTACATTTAATTTCAAATTCTGGTGAAAAAAAGTCCTTTTTAAATCCCATTTTAAATGCTTTTCCAGTACATTTGTTAAACGTTACTTTAGCATAGTTCTTAATATCTTCACCTTCATAATTTGCCACAAATATATCAGCTTTAAATGGTTTTATTTTAGAACCTTCACTAAGCATTGGTGTATCATATCCCACAATTTTAGTAGGATCATCTTTATCATAACGAATTTTTCCACCTTCAATTAATGCTGCTACTGTTAATTCAAATGTTGTATTTTTCATTTTCAATTTATAACCATATACTAAGTCTGGAGTACTAGCTGTAGCTAATATCTTTTGATCATCCCTTAGCTGTTTTTCTTGTCCTTGTGATATTTCAGGATCTGTTTCTACTTCACTATCACACTGAATATTAATTGGTTTACCTCCACTTAATGGTAAGCCTGTAAGTTCGTCTAATGGTGTTAAAATTACTTTTTTAACATTATATAGAATTTCTCCTGTTGTACTCATTAAATTACCTCCTTTGGTATTTTGTATTTTAATCTTCTAAAATAAGCTTTCTTTTCATCTTCTATAATTTCTGGTGTAATATCACCTGTAAATTCTAATTTTTCATTTAAGGGTTTCTGGGCCTTGTTTAACATTTCATCAAGTACAGTTATATCTCCTAAAGGAGCATATAAAAAAACATGAACAAACTGCCAACCACATTGACTGTTATTCATGCTCTGTACTTGATTTTCAAATTTTAAAACTATATAAGGTTCTATACATTCTCCTTCATGTTCTCCTATTGCATAGCAAGAGTAAAGAGGGTCTAATATATCGAATATTTCTTTTCTTGTCATTAAATCACTCCTACTGATTGGACTATTTTCTTCCAACCTTCAATAAATTGTGGAGCAAATTCTTGTATTGCTCTTTCTAAAATAGCATATTTACCTTCATTGCATAATTCAAGATAGACTCCATAATCTACTTGATGGCTTAATGCAACCATTAATGTATTGGCATTTGTCCATTTTACAGTAGATGTTAAAAATAATCTTGCATGAGCTGTTCTATCTGTCCACACTACATTTTCTTTAGCCCATTTTTCCATATTCATTGCTATATTTTGAGCATCTAGTGCAAGAGCTGCTTTAAGCTTTGGAGTAAATTCCTTTAACTTTTCCATAGCTTCATCTAATCCATGCATTTCTAGTTTACAACCATCAGCCATTTTTAATCACTTCCAAATCGCTATTATAGACATCCTTAATAATCATTCCTGGATAAGTTACTCTATATTTATAACCGTTAGCTTCAAAGTAATCTCCTTCTCTTATCTCTATACCTTCAGTTACTGCAAACATAGAAATACCTCTAGTTCTTTTAACAACACCAGATTCTTTTACATTGTCTAAAAGCAAATTATGCTTAGTATCATCAAGGAATATATCTAATTCAGCTACTTTTACTTCTTTTTCCCTGCTACCATGCATTCCATTGCTCACTTTTTCTTTTCTCATGAGAATTATATGTGTTGGCCTTTGGGCTATACTTCTCTTAGCCTGCATTTTTATTCTATTTATGTTTATCATTGACCATCAACTCTCCTCATTGATGTTTTATAACCAATATTATTTCTATTACCTGATAAGCTTCTTTCATAATCACTTTTATATTGTTCAGCCATGTCTAGCCAATACTCTCTATTGCTTTCAGTTTTAATAGGGCCAATATTCGTTCCATCATCTGCAATAGCCTTTAATAAACAACCTTTCCAACTAGATTTGAGTACATTATTTTCATTGTTTTCCAATAACAATTGAAGTTCATTATCTTCAAAATAAGGATATTGTCTTTCCTGCAAATTAAATTTTAATAATTCAATAGGTATAGCCATACTTATTCACCATCATTTTCTTTTGGTATTTCTATTTCAGCATATTTTCTTAACTCCTCTAAATCACATTCCTTAACTTCAAATTCTTCATCAATTTTAATATGTTTACCTCCATATTTTATATATTGCTTAGCCTTAGCTTTTAAAGTTTTTTCTTCTACTTTTTCATCTTCCATGGCATCTATATTTTCTTCTTTCGACTTTGCCATACTAAAAATCTCCTTTCTTATATAAAACTAAAGAGCAGCCATATTGACTACTCTAATTAATATACTGTTGCAAAGAATACTTCATCTGCCCTATCAAAACTTACAATAGGCATAACTGATACTTTTGTATCTACTGTAACTGGATCCTCTTTAACCATAGTTGTAACTGCAATTCCTGTGTCAACCATATAAGTATCCAGTTTAGATGAACCTGATTGTTTATCAAATTCTTCTGGAGTTGTACCATAAACGGTATTACCCAAAGTTGTTCCACTCATAAGTGTTATTTTGCCATCTGCATAGTATGGAACTGGATCAGCACCCTCATATGGAATATAAGTAGCATCTTCTAAAAATACAACTGTTAATTGAAGTACCTCTTTAACAAATTGAATATAATTTGCTTGACTTAATATTAGTGAAGTATTTAAATTACTATTTTTAATATGATTAGTAATAGCTTTATTAACTAAGAATGTACTATCAAAGGTATTTTCTGTTAGCAATAATGTTTTAGGCTTTGCATATTGGTCATTTGTAATAGCTTTCTGCCATGCTTTAATATCTCCTATAATATCAGCATCAGGATTTGCCCACTTATCTGTACCTGTTAGCACCTCTCTATGATTAGATGGTACTCCATAATCTACTACAATATCTCCATCATCCGAAGTGAAATTTAATAATCCATTTTGAATTACTGATGATCTCATTTTCTTTGAAATTATATTTGCTCCATCTATTAAATTAGAATAGTTCTCAAACACCTGTCCTAATAATGCATTTACAAAATTCTCATTATTTGCTCCTATTGCATTTTGTAGATCTCTTCTAGTTGTTTCATCTATCCCCATACCTTCTTTGAAGAATGGTATTTCAGTTGACTTTACATTTAAATCAGCACTTAATGCTCTCATTTTTGTATTTGCATCAAAAGTACTCATTTTTAGAGCTATTGGCTTCTTTTTAGCACCTTTAGCCATTTCTAACTTTGTACCACTAACTTTTTTATCAGGGAATAGAGCTTTATCTATTGTTTGTTCTACTGGTAGCTCTTTAATATAAAGAGCTATGTTTTTTGAATTAATATAATCTCTTAAATTAGGCATATATAAATCCTCCTTACTCTCCAAAAATTATTTGTTTTAATGCTGCCATTTCAACTTTTTTAATAGCTTCATCTGAATTAAACTTAACTGCATCTTCATATAAAGCACCATGGACAAATACTGGCACTACTTCTGTTGCATCATCTTTATCTTCTGTTGGTGACATTGAACCTTTGAAAGATATATCTTGATATACAACACCAAATACATCTGTTTCACTTGAAGTTGAAGTTACTTTTTTACCATCTTTAGTAATTAAAGTACCTGCTAAAAGTACTTCATTTTCATCTAAAAGTGGTTTTACATCACCTTTTCTTATTTTAATAGGCAATGAAATAAAATGATCTCCAGCTATTAATCTTAGCTTATTTTGTTTAGCTCCTATTGTATAACTTGACTGTCTCATTTGCCATCACTCCTTTATTTTTATTTAGCAAAGTCTGTTAAACTTCTTGCTTTCATATTTTCTGCTCTTTGCTTTCCTAATTCACTTGCAAAATTAGTTTTATTTGATTCTGGATCATTATTACCACCAGTATTAAATGCACCTGTTCCTTTAACTTCTTTTTCGAATAAGAAATCATGTGATTGTTTAAGCGGTTCTATTTGTTCTTTAAGACCTATAACTGTATCCCCATCAACTTTTAACTTTTCTCTATCTATAAGTGCCATAATTAACCTTTTATCCTTAATATTAAAAGCCCCTAAACCTTTTTCTAAGGCATTATTAAAAGCTATATCTGATAATTGTTTCTCATAAGTTTCTTTTTGTGTTTTATTATCTAATTCTAATTGCTCAACTTTTTCTTTTAGCCCATCAACATCTTTATATTGTTCTTTTACTTCCTTGAGTTGAGTATCTCTTTCCCCAACTTGCTTTTTATATTCCTTAGCCTGTTCATTTACCTGGTCAAATCTAGTTTTGGGAATAAATGAACCATTTGAAACATCTTCAAAGTCTTTATCTTTATATTCTTTTTGCTTTTCTTCTGGAAGTTTCTTGAATAACTCTTCTCCTATGATTTCTTTTAAATTTGCCATAACTTCAAATCCTCCTCAATCTCTAATTGCAGTTTTTAACGTGCTACTGAACCACGTTAGAGTTTTATAATTATTCTTTAACATCTATAATTCTAAAAAGACAAAAATAAAAAGCATCTTTTAAAATGCTTTCAAAACTTTTTTATTAACTGTTTTATTTTCTTATTCTTATAATCTTTAGCTATGAAATATATTTCATTAACTTTAGAAAAATATTTCATATCTTGTTTAGTTATCATTCCAGTTAAATTAATTTCTGTTAAATGCTTTGGTAAAATATTTATCAAGTTAAAATCTTTATATTCATAATATACTCCATGATCTATAGTTTCACCATTATTTTTAGGTTTACTATAAATGGCTTTATCATCTGATTTAAATTCTATTTGAAAATCCTTTAATGGTTTTACAACTTCAGAACTGTTATATACTTGCATTCTAACTTTATAACTACAATATTCAGCTTTAGATTGGTCATTTATAATACTAATTTCACCAATTTCATTTTCTCCATAATATTTAATTTCATAATCATAAAAGTAAAATTTTATTTTTCCTAAACTTTTAATTAAATTAGTTGCTATAAGAGTTGCAACTGATCCTAATACTGCCCCTAGTATCCCTTCAAATTTTGAAATAATAGTAATTAAGTAATCCATAATATCGCATCACCTCATTATCTTTATTTCAACTTTAATTTATAAATTCCTTTACAAAGATTTATTTTTAGGCATAATAAGAGCACCTACTGTTTTTATTTAGTAAGTGCTTTTAAATAGCTTCAATATAATTCATTTATATTCCATTAATCCTATTCATCTCCTTTTTCAACTCATTTTGAATATTATCTATATCTTTATCATCTAAAACCTTATCCACATCATTAGTATCCTTAAATTTTCTTAAGCTTTTCATTTCAATCTTTCTTTTAAGCCTTCTACACTTAGTATTCATAACACACACTAAATGCTTTTTATTACAATGAGGGCATTTATAATATATTTCTGTATACATTGCTCCTAAATACTTTTCCTTAAGTCTATCCTGTGTCATATTAAATTCCCTTTTGCAGTTATCACATATTACTTTCATATATACCTCCTATATTTCTATACCATATTCTTGACCATAGTCCTCTAGCCATTTATCTAGTTTAGGATTGTTTCTCCCATTAACCCACTCTATCAATTCATTTCTAGCCTTTTCGACTGGTACATTTTCTTGAGTAGGATAACAAAGACAATTAGGATGTGCTACAGGATATTTATCTGCTGGATAAACTCCAGCGCCTAAATCATAATTGTTTTGTGTTGAATACTCATCACAGATATCTTTACCGTGTCTAGCTACTTGTCTTTCATAATGACTAGGACTTAAATTCCATTTTAAACCTATATTAAAAGGATTCATTTTGGAACCTTGAACATATGTCTCATTATGTGCATGAATTAATGAAGTTCTAGCAAGCCTTTGTGACTGATAAGATATTTTACTACTCATACCAACTTCTAAAGTTTTAGGAGTTATTCTACTTAATGGATTAATATAAGCATCTAATTCCTTGGCTAATTCTCTAGCATTAACTCCACTGGCAATATTAATCTTAATAAGCCTGTCTATATCTGCAGCATTTTTATTGGCTATATTCCACAACCTTTGATCCAATGTCCCCCCATCACTATAATAATTAACACTTATAAGCTGATTGGTTATATTAGAAGATAATTGAATGAACATTCTATTAAAGGTACTTTTAATATCCTGCCTAGGAACTATCATATCAATATAGCTTAGCTGCACTGCACTTGCTATTTGAGAGCTAGTTAATATGCCTTCTTTTGTATGTTTGCTTAATTTAGTTGCTATTTCTGTTGTATATTGCTTTAATACTCTATCCATTTCTATTAAATACCTAGAATTTAAAGTACCTGCCTTAGCCTTGGATAACTTATAGGATATTTGTTTACTGGCCTCTAAATATATATCTAATAGCTCTTTCTCCTGATCTTGTACAAGTCTTAGAAATTGCTTTCTACCTTCTAAAATTCTCTGCTGATATAAGTTCATTATTCCTCACCAGTTTTATCTATACTTTCATCTAGTTCGCTACTTATACCTTTTTGAAAAGAATCTGCCATTCTAGCCTCATTTAATCTTGCTACTTCATCTATTACTTCACTGAGAGCTTTTTCTATATCTTCTTCATTGCTAAACTCTTTCATGTAGTTTCTAATAGATCTAGCATTTTTTTCAACTTCATCAAGTGCAAGCTTCTTCTTATCCTCTTCATCAGAAGGTAATGGATAGTTATGCATAAATATAGTAGTATATTTTAAAGTTTTCCATTCTTCTTTAAAGCAGCCACAATAGCAATGCTTTGAAACCTCTATAACATATTCTATCAAATCTTTAAATACTGGCTCCCAATCATTCCATTTCTCTTCACACCTAGCAATCAAATCATTATATAAATAAATCATGGCCTTTGCTGATGGAATATTATTTAAATCACTTATCTTAGGCATATCTAACGTTTCTTTCATATCACTATCTGCTCTATCTAGATAAGAATCCAGTGCTGAACTACTGCCTATATTGTATTCTTGTCTCTGGATAGTAGCTTGCTTCCCTTCTGCTAGCGCTTCATCTCTAGTTTTTATTGCATGTACTGCATTAGGAGCTATAGTTAATCTATTTACATCATCTTCATTACCATCAATTATACTTTCAGAACCAAACATCTGGAATCTTAAAGCATCCGCAAAGTCACTATTTCTTTTATTATATTGATTTTGTGCATCTCTTAAGTCTGTAATGTCACTTTCACCAAAAGTATTATTAAGTTCTCCACCATTTCTTATAAGCCAACATGGAATAATAGAGAATCCTGTGTCTTGATCTATAGTTAATTCCTTTTGTAGTTCAATGTTTTTATACGTTTCTTTTCTATACCAGGCTTGAAGTGCCTTAGTATTTTCATCTGCATTGTAATAATAAGTATGCAAATAATAAATCTTATCCTTATCTTCTTCCTTATAAACATTCATTTCATCTTCTTCAAAGAAAATAGCTTTTAACAACTTTCCATTCTTTTCTTTATAAAAGAAATTTTCTATACTTTCATATTTGATTGTAACAGGATCTCCTGGATTAGCTTCTGCTCTAAGTAGTACCCTTTTCTTTATAGTAGCTTCTAAGAATGCTTTCCTAGTATTGTTCCAGAAATTATTGTTTTCAAATACATCTTCTATAAATTTTCTTAGTTCTTCACACTGCTCTTTATCCTTTAAATCATCTGCCTTAAATATCAATGTTGGCTTCTTACCAAACATCCATCTAGCTTGTTTCTTAAGAAGTGGCTTAACTTTATTTCTTATATCTTGTGTGGGGCTATAATCAACATTATCATCTACTGGCCAATTCTGACCATATAGTGCTGGATTTTGTTTTGCTTTTTCTAAGTCTATAGATTTTCCTTTGTAATAATAGTAATCAGTAAATACACGTTTTCTTTCAGCTATTTCATTATCTGGTAACTTTAATAATGTATCTCTTATAGTTCTTGCTTGTTTTTCCACTAAAATACTGTACCTCCTTTCCTTCCGTATGGATCAGTAGTTGTATTTCTTGCAACAACTCCTTTTCCTTTTTCATATACTGAATTATCATATTTTTTCTCTTTAATATCAGCAACTTCATATCCATCTAATGCATACCATATTGCACTAAATGTATGAGGATCTATACTAAATTCATCTTCTATAATTTCACCATTTTTATCTACTGCATAAGTTAAATCTTCTAGTTCATCTATAACATCTGGACAATCTTCTGAACAAATTATCTTTTTAAATCTCTTAACCTTTTTAGTGTTTTGGAGTCTACTGCCTTGGAACTTTTTAGCACCCCTCATATTAAATCCTTCTTGTTTATAATATTTAATGGTCTTAGGCTCTGCACTGTCTGATCTAATTAGTTCCTGTGTTTTCTTAAATTCTGCTATTTCTATTGCTGTTTTATCATCTGTCATTTGGTTCTTGTAATATTGCCAGTAAATATATAAAATCTTCTCCTCATCATCTATCGCTAATCTAACTATAGCATTATATGAAGTTTCAAATCCAAAGTCCATACCAACCCTATAAATAGGGTTTTTAATGTTTTGAATTGCTTGAAGTACTTCATAATGAGGTTTCTTTTCAAACTGTGGTAATACTTTTCTACCATTAACTCCAAATCTACCTCTTCTAGCTATTCTATATAAATCAATGTCATATGTTTTTAATTCATCTAGTTGCTCTATATAGGTTTTAGGCAAAAATAAATTATCATCAGCTAGAGAATGATGATAATAAGTATTGTTTTTTATAATTATTCTATTTTTGTAAAGTTCCTTATCATCTAAGATAAAAATCTTCTTTTTAGCATCTATAAAGAAATGTTTATAACACCAATTATTCTTTGATACTGGATTAGTAGAAAGTATCATATGTAGTTTTAATGTTGGATGTCTTAATCTTCCTAGTAACTCTTTAAATCCAGCATATTTTACTTCTGAACATTCTTCTATCCATACTATAGATACGTTATTAATAGACTTTAACTTAGCTGGTTTATCCATACCTTTAAATATAATCTTGCTACCATTAGGAAATCTTATTTGCATAGGAGAAGTAATACATTTAATCCTATTATCAAGTTCCATCTCTGTAATAATCTCTTCAAACAAAGAAAAGCATGAATCTCTAATAGTGTCATATACTTCTCTCACCACTAAGGCTGTTCTTTTTTCTTCTAATAGTTTAAGTATTAATTTTAAAGCTACATGGTAACTCTTAGATGATCCATAACCACCTACTAAAAAATAAAACTTTGTATTCCAATCAAACAGAAAATCTTCAAAGTGGGGATTAACTTCCTTTTCTATAGCCATTAGTCCTTACCCTTTCGCTTGATTAGTATTTCTATAGGTTTATCATCTTTGGTATTTTTATTTTTTTCATAGTCTAATTTTTCTTGAGCCATCTGAATCTTAGCTTTTTCATTATCTATTTTTATTTTACTTTCAGTAGGTAGAAGATCTAATCTATCACTTAGCCATTGTAGAGCCTTCATCTTATCCTGGAGCCTAATACTTGCACCATCTTTACCTTGTTTAACTTCATTTATTAGTGTTCCATCTATATTAATTGATTCTTTAAATTTAACTGTATTGACTATCTTAGTTACTGGTTCTCCTGTTTCTTTATCAACCACTGGCCCAAAGGCGCCCATAACAGATACTTCTTCTTGTCCAAACTCCACATAGTCAGTTATATCTGCAAATGCTATATCTATATATTTTTGGATTACACTTTTCTTTATGAACTCTTTATTGAATTGTGCTGCATTAAGCCTCTCTATTTGTTCCTTTATCTTAGTATTCCTTAGTAGATTACTTCCATTAACCATAGCTGTTTCATACGAACAACCATATACCTTTTTATATGCTTTAGTCGCATTTAAACATCTACTATATATAACACAAAAGAGCCTTTGCTTATTAGTAAGTTCAGTATTCCCTAATACCTCTTTTACTTCTTCTGCAATAGACTCTTTATTATTATTTTTATTCTTAGTTTCTGTTGCAACATTCTTTTGTTGCGTTGCACTCTTTGTTGCAACATTTTTATTTATTTCACAATCCCAGTTTTCTCTATTCTTTCTGGACCTTAAGGTAGAATATTTAACTCCATGCTCTTCTGCAAATTCTTTTAACTTTACATTACCATTTAATTTTAAATATTCTTCTTTAATTAATTGCCAATCTGGTCCTCTTATATTTTCCATATCACCACCTCGTTGCTAGTTGCTTTGTTTGTTTTGTATATAAAAAAGAGCCCTTATGAGCTCTTCGTTAAATTAATATGTTTTGTTACAATTTAATTAATCAAAATCCCTATCAACTTCAATTATCTGTCCTGTGTTAGCATTTATTTTTACTTCATAAATTCCAGCAGTGGTTCTAATGCTAACTTCGTAAACTAATATACCATCTTCAACATCTAACTCAACTCTTACTACCTGTCCTGGAACCTGCTGTAGTGCAATTTGCACAGCTGCTTCACTACTAATGCGATAATTTCTCCAGTATCCATCCCATAAAGCATAATAATTAGGTATCATTATAAAATCATCTTCCTTTTTCAATATTTACATAATTATTGTATTCAATTACTTAAAGATTAGTGACTTTTAGCCATGTATACTCTTAAGTTATCTCTTACTTAATACTCTTAATCTATTTTCCCCATGTTCTTTGCTTTATACTTCCACCTTTACCCCTGCAATAACTATCATGTGACATTAAATCCATAACATCATTAAAGGAGAGGTCATCTTTCTTACCTCTCCTACGTTTTTTATTATTCTGTTTTCTATTTTTATTTAATTGTTTATGTGTGTTCGGCTGCTGTGTTTTTAATATCTTTTCTACCTTCAACCTCCTACCTCCCATATTTTATTTAATATGAATATAGTCTCCTAATCAATTTTAGGTATGTAAAAAGCACCTAAGGCTTATTCCTTAAGTGCTATCTAACATCTAACTATTTATTTGTTCCTTCATACTCTCTTACTTCAAAAGATGCTATCTTATCATGTACTATATATTCTTTAACTGTTTTATAAGGATTAATCTTTTTATTGAATGAATATAATGATGGACCTTTACCATTAGATCTTTCCTCAAACCAATTTATAAACTTTTCTACTTCTTGCATACTCACATCATATTCTTTTGTAGCTCCATTTACTAGAGATATACTCAATATAGCATTGTTTTTATTTTCTTCTACTTTTTTAGTAACATTAACTTTACAAGTAGCTGTTAAATCAGTACCTTCTACTTTAGCTGTTATTGTTACTTGTCCCTCTTTTATAGCTGTTACTTTACCTTCTTGATCTACCTTAACTATACTTTCATCACTTGATGACCATACTACTTTCTTATTAGTAGCATCTTCAGGTAATACTTTAGCATTTAGCTTATCTGAGCTACCTTCTAATAGATCCATAGATGTTTTATCTAATGATATAGACTCTACTTTAATAGTTTCTTCAGTAATTTCTTCATAAGATTTTAACTCCCCATTTTCATTTATATCAATGGCATCAATTATACTATATTTATTTGAATGTATTTGTATCTTTACATTATGTTCTTTATTTTGTAAAGTAGGACTTTCAAATAACAATAATGGAGTAGGATTATGTAGAGATGATTGAGAACTAAAATGATAAATCTTATTATCTATATTAATAGATATATTTTCATCACTTATATCAGTTTTTGCTCCAATAATTCTAATTTTTGTTCCAACAAAATTAAATTTACAAGTAGAACCTATTGAAGATGGATTTAATTGTGTCCATGTCTTATTATAATATCTACTGTCATTAGTTCTTTTATCAAATTTACCTTCATATATGATATTTTTATTAGAGTCATCATATCTTTTCCATCCTTTTTCAGGTTTTATAAGCTTATCTCCAAGTTTAGCGCTGTTCTGTGGAGTATTATTTAAATTATGTGTTCCTATAACAAAATCATTATTTTCCTCCGCATGAGCAACATAAGCATTATTTACACCACTAAATACAAAAACAAATAATACTAACATACTCATAATTAAACCTATTTTCTTTTTCATTGTGTTGTCCTCCTTATTCTTGATACCTATATTATATAATTACATCTTTCACCATATCAAGAATAAGATTCCTACAAATTCTCTTATATCTTACAAAATTATTAATTTTTTTTACAATAATTAAATTTAGATTAAATAATATCATGCTTTATATTAATCTACTTACTTTAATATAAAAAGACACCTAGAATTAACCAAGTGCCCTTTAGTACATACACAATATATTTATTTTTTATTTTAGCAGTTACCTTGTACGATAAGTCCCTGCTTTATATATTTTTGCTTAATATCATAATAACATAAGTAAATCGGACAATGGGGACAACTTTATTTTAAAAATCTTTCTGCAACTTTCCTAACACTTTCCGTAGTAGTTCCTCCGCCCACATTGGCTGCTACATCTTCCCATGTTAGTCCATTTATATATCTTAAACTTATAATCTGCCTTGTTAAACTATCTTCTATACCTTCTATAAATTCATTTGTTTCTTCCACCAAATCCATCAATTCACTTATTCTTCTACTTAATTTCTTTCTTAATCTAATTGTTTTCCTGTTATATTCTTCGTAGTCTACACCCTCTATAGTAAAACTTCTTTGCACATAAGGGAAATGAGAACTAGAGCCTCTTACTTTATCAATTGCCATTGTACATTCTAGATTATCTATTTGTTTCTTTATCGCTTCTATTTCTGTTTTTAGATATCTTAATTGCTTTAGTTGTTCCTTGTCCATGCTTGTCCTCCTATTCATAGAACCTACTTTTGTTCCAAGTTTTACTCTTATTTAAAGTTTTAATTTCTTCTATATCAAAAGGTTTTATTCCAGCTGCTAAATTAATGATCCTATCCATACCTATATCTAATTCTCTTAATTGAGATTTTTGTTCTTCTGTTAAATTTAATCCAGCTAAGTCAAATTCATCTAAATCACTATTAGTCATACTGCTTTTACCCTCCTAATTTCCTTCCCTTTTAGGTTATATATAACACCATGATCCATATCTATCTTTGCTTTTATTCTTTTTCTGCCTCTCTTTAAAATGCATGGATAAGTTATTGTGTAGCTTTCCTCAAATAGTTTTAACTCCCCATTAAAGTACTTGTCCAATTTATCCATCCATGCTTCCATGATTAATCCTCCTTTGTATTATCGTTTTAATACTCTAGTACAGTTAAGGTGTAGAAATACATAGTTTAATCCCTACACCTATTTAGTTTTAAAACTGTCTTTTCCAAATAACTTTTATACTCTTATATTTCTCTTTTAATGTTTCATATAACTCAGTTACCTGTAATCCTGTATTTTCTCCATTGCAGAACCAAACCCCATATTCACTATCTTTATTAGGTTTTCTATATCTTAACTGGAGCTTTTTATCATCACATTGTAAGTTAACATTACAATGTGTCATAAGCACTAAATAAACATTATCTCTTTTCGCCATTGTTCCCCCTCTTTCCATTAGTAAGTTAATCTTTGACCGCAGTTTGAACAATACTTCCAATTCACTGCTGATTTACAAACTGGGCATGCTTGACTTATTGTTTTTGTTCTTATAACCTTCTTAGGTACTTGTTTTTCTAATGTTGCTATAACTAATTCATCATAAGGACTTCCATAACCATTGAAATATTGTATAGCTTTTATCATTTCTTTATCTGTATTTTCTTTTCTTGCTTTTAACTCCCTATATTCTGCATCTGCTTTCTCTATTTCTTTTGCAAGCTCAGGATTCTTTTTAATAGCTTTTCTTATTTCTTTTTCTGTATCTATTTTATGAAATGGCATTATTCTTCACCTTCCTAAGATATTTTTTTATATTCGTATTTGATATTTTGCTCACTCAATTGTGCATAAACCTGTGTAGTTGATGGATTTTCATGCCCCATAATGTGTTGTAACACTGGAAGAGGCATTCCACTATTAATCTTACAAGTTGCAAAACTATGCCTGAACAAATGAGGATAAATAGACTTATCTATTTCAGCCCTCTTTGCTATCTTTTTAATTTCTCTTTGTATAGATCTTCCACCTAATCTACTATGAGGTCTTTTAGATGTAACAAATAATGCTTCGTTGTTATCTTCTCTAGTTAATAAATATTTTTTCAATAAAATTTTAGCTTTTGTACTAAAGTAAACTTTTCTTTCTTTGTTCCCTTTACCAATTACATTTAAAGACATCTCATGCCAGTTTATATCATCTTTATTTACTCCAACTACTTCTGATAATCTACACCCAGTACTTATTAGGAACTCTATTAAAGCTTTTTCCCTATCCGTTTTAGAAGCCTGCCTTAAAAGTTCTACTTCCTCTTCTGTCATAGCATGACGTAACCTCTTAGGTTCCTTGGTTTGTTTTAATTTTTTAGCTGGATTCTTAGGGATATATTCCTCATCATGTAGCCAAGCAAAGAAACTTTTTAATATAGAGATTTGTCCATTTACACTAGTTGCTTTCATGTTCTTGCATCTAACCGCTAAGAACATTCTAAGATCCATTGTATTTATAGCGGCTAGTGGTTTTCTTAAATAGTCTCCAAATATTATTAAGTTATATCTATAATTTTTTAATGTTTTTATACTTAAGCCATCCAGTTTCTTAGATGCTAAGTATATTCGTAGTTTTTCTTCTATATCGCTACTTACAAGTCCTGTCTCTTCTGGCAATATACTGTATCTATACAATACTTCCTCTACTATATTTCTAACTTTTAATTGATCTATATCTGGAATTTCTAAAGATAGCTTGCCCACTAATTTAATTACAACTTCTTCTTTACTGCTTGAACTGTACATATAAATACCTCCTTGTATATTGCCATTAAGGCCAGTTTAATTTTTATTTATATCCTGGATCTAATCTTTGAAATGCGACTATTCGATTTTATTATTTTTCTCATATTCTCCTAAAAACTTATAGAAACACTCTCCACAATTGTCCATACCTGTCATGCAACCACCTTTAGGACAATTGCTACCTATAAGAGTTGCAAACCTTATGAAATTATCTTTTCCCATAAATGCACACATTTGATATAAAAATTCTTCGTCTTTCATATGTTCAAAAGGATTTTTCATAAAATCACTCCTTAGTTTTGGTATATCTTTATTTCATCTTTGAAATACGGCTATTGAATTTTCTAAATCATCTTTGCTTATTTTTGATATATTAATTACTGTCCTATATTTTTGTATATAATTTGTTAAATGACTATATTTATTGAATAATAAAGCATCCAGTGCAAACAATATAAAAGGGTGATAAATTATGATAATATCTTTTAAAAGAAATCTAGGAAATACTGATAGAACAGTAAGAATAATATTAGGTTCATTGCTTTTAGTAGAAGGAGTACTTGGTTACTGAATTATTTTAGATATGCTAGGTTGGTCAACCTATAAATCTGAAAATAAAGGTTAAATAATCGTCCATTTCTAGTATTTTTTATTAAGCAATTTTTGTTATCCAAGCACTATCTCTAATGTATTTGTTAGTGTATAACCATGAACACCAATAAATGTAAAACAAATTTATTTGTTAACATCACATTATTCAAATTTCAAAGAACATTATCCTTATCTGCATTTTCAAGAGTTACGTCGCAATAATTTCAAATTACGTAATAATATTTAATAATCTTCTCTAAACCATATATCATATTCTTCTGGATCATCCCCACGATCTAAAATGATTTTTGAACCATGTGCATATATCTTAAATAACAATTTATCTAATCCATACAAGCCACCTAAAATTTTATTCTTATCTATCTCATTGCCTTTTAGTTTTATACTATATGGCTTACCTTCTTTATTAATATCAATTTGGTAATCACAGCTATATTCATCTTCATCTTCATTTTCACTTAAATATATATGTTTGTATCCAGAGCTACGATTTTGAATAATTAAAGTAATCTTATCACCTTCATCATATTCCCATTCATCTCTATAATCTTCACCCTTAAGTTTCTCTATTATTTCACTTAATGTGTATTCCTCTTTTACATCTGATAGCATTTCCTCTGTTGTTTTTTTTATTTTTTCTATACCTTGAACAGTAATCGTTTTGTCTAATTGTTCTTTAATTGCAGCTAGTACAATTGTGTTATATCCTTCTATCTCTAAATTGCTTAAATCAATATTTAAATTTTTCTCTATATGTTCCTTAAGATTTTTGCCAAAATCACTCCATTCTCTAAAAACATCATCTACTATCTCTGTTATTGTTTTCTCCAATCTTTTCTGAACTACTCCCTCCACAAACTTTTCTTCCTCTAATTTAACTAAACTATCATTTACAATTTTATTTATATCTATCATCTTTTTTATTTCTCCTTTCTCTTAATCAAAATTTCAAATTACGTATTCTTAAGCTCTACACGCTCCCATGTAAGAAAGCTTCTATATGCTTCGAGTTCTAATCTCAAATTTCTCATAGCCTCTATACATACACTATAATTAGTTTCAGCTATATCTCTATTTAACCTTAATTTAGCAATCTCTTCTTTTCCTTTAGCTAAATCATTTATTAGTGTCGCTGGCTGTTTCTCTAACTGTCTTAATCTTAAAATTTCTTTTCTAAGAGCTACTTTGTAGTCATGTTCTGTTCTAGCTTTCTTTACTCCTAGAGTTTTTAATTCTGTATTTCCTCTAGTCAAAGCTTGCTGACATACTCCTATCTTTTGCATTATTTCTATTGGTGTCATATCTACACTTCCTTTAGTATCTTTAAATCTATTTCAGGATATCTAAGTTTAAATTGTTTGTATGTTCTTTTCCATTGCTCACTTTCATAACCTTTAGTGTCCTCAACTATATATGTTCCATCTTTATTTAAAACTAAGAAGTCTGCACTATAGGTAATTGCTCTATTCTCTCCGTTACCTTCCTGTAATACAAATTGTGGTTGTAACACAAACCCTGCTATCTCTCCTGCATGAAATAATAATTTAAGTTGGCAATACCTTTTAGCTTCTAATTGACTTCTGAAAAATACTCCATCTATCCAGGTACCTTTATTTTTATATTTTTGTTTTTTCTAAGCTTTGGGTTTTTCTACTTTCTGACCTCTATTTTTTAGGTACTCCTGATACTGTTCCTCTGTCCACCTCAAATTTGACCTCTCCTTTTTAAGCCTTTATAATTTTTCTTATAGGTTCTATCCAGATTCTCCATTGCGTGTAACATATAATCCTGTTCTTTTCTTCTTTCCTTATTTCTCTTTCTTTGCTGAAGTAATATATAAGTTTTATTAGCTCTCTCCCTATTAGACATTTCAGCACCGCCCTTTTAATACAATTTACCGCCCATTAGCCTTCTTATAATATCTTCTGTTTTATATCCTTCCTTGTATAATAAGAATTTTCTACACATCTTTTTAACTTGTCTTCTGTTAAGTTCTAGTATCTTAATTAGTTCATTTTCTATATAATACTCTTGGATTAATTTATTTTTTAATTTGGCTTGGAGTTCTTTCTTATACTCCAGGTCTATTTTTTTACACATATGTGGGGAGTTTTTCCCCTTATGATGCTCTACACATAAATATTTAAAGTTTAAAAAGAAATCTAGTCCTCCTTGGCTTTTAAAAACGATATGGTGTTTCTCTGGATATAACCTACCGCATACCTCACAATGTTTGTATTCTTCCAAATTTTCATCCCCTTTGTTTATAGGACAAGCAGTAAGTTTGTTTATTACTGCCTGTCCATGTTTGCTAAGATATTATGTTAATATTATCTATTCCTTTTAATTCTTCTTCTAAGTAAGCTTTTATGCTTCTCATAGCTTGATTTCTCCACGCCCCTCCATCAGCTTGAAAAATTTCTGCTTTAGGTCCTTGTTGCATTCTGAATATAAATTTACTTGTCGGTTGTTGTACCTCTGGGAATGTTCTATATGGTGCTAATGCTACTGGATTAGGCACTACCGCTTGTCCTACGCTTGCTACACCAGTTTTTATTGTCACTGCTTGAGATACTCCATCATCACCTGTACTTTTTACTGCTTCATCTTTTGTTAAGCCTGTATATTTTAATAGAACCTCTTTATCTCCTACATCTACAAAACTAGATTGAAGCATGATGTTGAATTCTTCTGTTCCTATAAATCTGTCATAATAAATGTTGTTTGGTAAAATGGCCTCTGCTCTTATATACTCTTCACGTTCTCTATCTGGATTTAAAGGACTATATAATCTAACTTCATCATATGATTTAACTTGAACTAATAGCTGCTCTGGCAATATATCAATATTTGCCTTTATATAATCCACTAATCCTGTAAGTGTTGATACTGTTAATGTGTCTGCTAATGGTCCTGTAACTCTACTAAGTCCTTTTTTTGAAAAAGTTCCTTGATCCAACTCAATAATTAGGTCCTTTTCCTCTCCTAAATTTACTAAGTATTCTAAAGCTTCTTTATTTATCATTTTTCATTCCTCCAATTTTATTTTTATTATTTTACTAATTTGATTCCTTTAAGATCTACTTCTTTTTCCTCTGCAGTAGTTAATACCTCACCAGTTTCTTCATCAACTCTCATAGTGCTTTGTCCTGGAATTTGCTTCTTATATTCACTAGCAAGTATTCCACCTTTTCCATCTGTACCAATTACAATCTTAGCTGCTAGTGGTTTTGTTGGAGCTAATTTAGGCTTAGCCACTATAGATACTTCTGTTAATTCTCTATCTTCACCACTTACAAATGTCATATCTACAGTTAACTTTCTTTTTGTTTTATAATCTGTGTTTGGATCCGCAATGTTTTCTAACACCTCCTTTAAAGCCATATTGATTTTTTCTGCCAATGCTCCATCAGCAAAGGTTTCTAGATTAATCATATTTTCCATAATATTGTTCTCCTTTCTGTATTAGCGTTTTATTATACTCATACACTGTAAGTATAGAAATCCTTAGAACTATCCTATGCTTACAGTATTTAGTTATCTAATTTATTTCCTCTGCATCTTCTTTTCTTATAATCCCATCTTCATTTATGGTTATTTTAAATCCACATTTACAAGTTCTTGTATAAGTATCATCTTCAATTATTATTCCACCCTCACCATTACCAATTTTATTATTTCCACATTTAGGACACTTCTCATATTTTTTCATTATGGGTAACACTGCTCTTACATCCATAATTAACACCTTCTTTTCAATATTTATTTAGTTAATAACCTTCCTGTTGCCTTTTAATGTTTGTCTCATATTTTTTCAAATAAGACTGATCCATTTCTTCTAGTGTTATTCCTAAGCGTAATCCTAACCCTATTACTGATAACAATATTGAGTATCCTTGTAGCACAAATTTATACACTTGTAAAAATCCTTCGTTAATTTCTTTATTACTTCTTTTATATACTGATATGGATATTGAAAAGTTATCTAAAAATTCATCTGGAAATTGATTTAATTGATTTTCTAAACTAAGAGCCACATGTAAGCAATCTGCAAATTCCTCTAGGACATTTTCTCTGTTTATTTCCTTATGTTGTTTCCAATGCTTAAAACTCTGTACTTCATTTGCTAATTCTCCAAGTTCGACTAGCAAAGCTAGTTTCATACTTTCATATGGATACTTCTTTATGCCTGCTCTTTCTAAAATTATTCCATCAAGTTCTTCCTGTTTCTTTAAAAGTTCTCTTAGATTCACTATTTCCCCAACTCCTTTAAACAGATTTTACAAATATTTTTACCTTTGAAGTTTATAACCTCTTTAGCTTCTCCGCAGAATATGCAGCATGGCTCATACTTCTTTAGTATTATTTGCTCTCCTTCTGTGTAAATTTCTAGTCCATCACCTTCTTCTAAATTTAATGTCCTTCTTAATTCTTTAGGTATTACTATCCTTCCTAACTCGTCTACTTTTCTTACTATTCCAATATTTTTCATAATTACATCTCTCCCTTATTTTTATTTAATTCATATAACATTATTTCTTTTCCTACTGCTCTTAAAGCCTTGTCTAAATCTTCAGTTATAAAATACTGCTTGGCTACTTCATCTGCCCACATATTAGCTCTTATCTTTAAATTTGATACTTCTTCCTGGTACTTGTCCAACAAGTCCAAACTCTCTAGTAATAATTCCTTATAATCCATACTTTTCTTTACACATTCCTTTAGAAGAAACTTTAAAATTGTATTTTCTTCTTTCAATGTTTGTGTTTCTTTCCCTATTTCTTTAACTAATACAGTTATCATATTAAGCCTCCATCCTCCTATATTGCCAATCTAATTTTCCTTGCTTTATAAGCTCTTTTCTCTTCCAAGATATATTCCCTGTACTTCTTCCTAACTCCCACGCTATCTCTTTATCTAATGCTCCATTCTTTTTCATTCTTATCACTGTATTTACTTCTTCATTAGTCCAAGGTATATTCACCTTTTTATTAGGTTTTAAACCTAATCTTTTTGATCTATGTCTAACACTACTTGAACTCCTATTTAAAATTTCTGCTATTTCTTTTATACTTTTTGAACTTTTCCATAAGTTTTTTAATTTTTTATCCTCTAATTCATTCCAAAATTGATGTTGTCTTTTAGTCTTTTCTTTGAAATCTTTTTTCCTTTCTATGTTTACCCAGCTAGGTTCTTTTCCTAATATGTTTCTTTCTAACTTAGAAAAATTAATTATTTCTTTATTATCCTCAGCCCATTTCCAAAAATCTTCTATTTTTATTCTCCAAAACTTTCTTGTGAATTTAACTGCCTTATATTGTGCTTTTAACCCCTTATTTTTTATCCATCTATCAACAACTACATGAGCATCTATTTTAAACACATTTGCAATTTCTGCTGCTGTTAATTCTCCTGTAGCTTCTAATGCACTAGAAAGTCCTAATCTACAAGCTTTAATTTCTATAGCATTTTCACTCCTGTTTAATTTCTTTGATATAGATTTAAGTGTTGTTTTACCATAACGTCTCTGTAAATATTCTTCTTCCGCTTCTGTCCAAATACTATTTCTTGTTTTTATGTTGTATTTTTTCATCAAGTATGATATTTTGCTTTGATTAATATTTAATTTTTCTCCTACTTGTTTTTGTGTAAAACCTTTGCTGTATAATTTTTGTATCTTTTCTATAAGCTCTTTATCCTCCATTCCTTTCCTCCTGTCCTCAGGAGCCGAAGCTCCCTCTCATTAATTTAATAATTCTTCTAAGAAGTTTTCTGTTTTTTCCTTACCTTGAATTTTTCTTATATCTGGTCCTGTATTCCTTATAAAGCTACACATTTCAACTAATCTACTATAAGTTCTGTCATCATATCTTTCTTTCAGTTCATCTATACTTATGTTCGTTGTTATAATAACTGGTAATCCTGTACTATTTCTCTTTTCAATAATTTGATATATCATAGACCTGGTCCATTTATTATCTGGTTCCGTTCCCAAATCATCTATAACTAGTAAATCTGCATTTTCTAAAATATTTAAAATTGTAAATATACCTTGGTCTCCCCAATTTCTTTGGCTTTGACTTATTCTTTCTGTTAAACCTATGGATCCTACACAAATTACTGGTATTAATCTATTTAATAATTCATTTGCTATACTTGCTGAAAAATAAGTCTTACCATTTCCAGGATTGCCATACAGCAATATACCTTGATTTTTCTTTTTTCTTTTAGCAAAACTATTTACATATTCTTCAGCTATCCTATATAGTTTTTCATTTCCTACCTTATGATCCCAATTTTCTAATGTCCATGTTTTAAATTTGCTATTCATCATGCTATTTTTTAAAACTCTTTGTAGTCTTATTTGCTTTTCTTTATTTCTTTCTTCTATTTCCATAGCTTTAAGTTTATCTCTTTTACATTTGCACGCTCTTGGGCCTAATATATAACCAAATGCTGTTTTAACTAATGCTCCAGTAGGCTCTCCACATATCTCACAATCAGGTATTTCTTCAATCTGATCTTTACACGCTAAACCCAAGTCCTTCTCTTTCGAGTTCTTTAATACTTTGCTTACTATTTCCACCCTTTACTTCACCTCTTCTCCTATTTTCTAAAACACCTTTTAAATAGTTATATGAGTGCTTACTATTTTCATCTGATATTTCTGCTGCTTTCATTACTTCAGAGTGCCCATAAATTTCTATATCAGCTGCTATCTTTTCCATTAGCATAGTTGACATTATAAAATTACATTTTTCTAAATGCTTGAATACATCTATATTGCTTTTACCACTATAACTACTTTTTTCTGTACTTGTATTTGTAGTTGTATTTGTATCTGTATTTGTACTTGTATTTGTAGTTGTATTTGTAGTTGTATTGTCCCCCTGTCGTGGTACGACACGTTCACGATTCGTTACCGTATCGTTGAAACCCTGATATATCCTCAAAGTTTGCTTTTCTTTATTTGTACTTGCTTTGGTATCGTCCACCTTTCGTGATACGATACGTCCACGACTCGTTATCGTATCGTTCTCCTTTCGTGGCACGTCACGTTCATGACTTTTTACCGTATCGATGAAGCTTTGATATAACTGCCTTAAATCTTCACTTTTAACATTTTCACTAACATATTGTATAAGAGACTTGTCTTTAACTTCTTTCAGTTCTTTGGTCAAGCAGTCCAAGACTGGCTTGCCACCCTTATTTAAGTTGTACTTACCCCAATTTTTTATGGCAAGCTCTCTAGTTTCTGTGTTGTACATAATTAACTTATGGTGATTAGTAAATCTATCCATTAAACTATTTATTGATTCTGTTGAATGTCCAATCTCAAAAGCCATTTGTTTTCTCGTTATTTGATATATTCCACAATTTGTAGTACATGGATTAGTCAATAAATATAAGTAAAAGTATCTATCTTCTGGTGTCATTTCTTCCAATACTTTAGGATCTGTCCAAAATTCTGTATAAACCAGTCTATAAGCCATACATATCAATCCTTTCTTTTGTTACATTTTTAATTACTTATACATAAAGTAAGACATTGCTACAAAACTCCCAAATATTATTAATACTATTATTGCTAAAACCAAGTTAGCTAGGAATCTATATCTATACTCTTTACTTACTGCCTTCTTTGCTATTTTTAAAGCTTTTATGTCATCTTCCCATATTGAGTCATAATCACCATCACTTGTTATTAAGCTTTTGCCATTATCTATCAAGCTGTCTAATTGCCATAAAACCTCTCTTCTTTTCATTTCTTCCATCCCCCATGTATATTTTTCTACTTTTGTCCATATACTATATTGAGAAACCATTGATATGTGTGTTATACTAAGGGACAAGAGCTTTGCAGAGCTCTTATCCAATTTTTAATAAATCAATCTCTAATGGGTGCTTTGCAGAGCACCTATTTTTAAAATGGAACTACTAAATCATAATTTTTTATCTCGTCTAAAAGTTTTTCTGTTTCCTTTTTTATATCATCTACTCTTCCTTCCTCTGCATATTTACGAATCCAGTTTAGTCTATAGATTAAAGCGTCTTTATTCTTCTTATCCATAATTAATTCTCCTGGTCTTGTAGAAAAGGTGCTACATCTTCACTATCTTTATTGACCTTTATTATGCCATCTTCGGTATCTATGTTATTAATCTCTACTGCATCAACATCAACATCAACATAATTAAAATTACTTAATTTTTCTTCTTTAGCTTCTGCTTTATAATCAAGATCTAATGCCTTAGCCATTTCTACACTTTTAGGTGCATACTTAAGAACATCTAACAACACTGTTTTCTTAGCCATGCTATCAAAATTTTTGAACCATACTGAATTCTTATTAACATTACCTTTGTAAGTGTAGTTCTTTGAAAATTCTCTCGCATGATGTTCTACTCTTTCTTTAGACCATACTACAAAGTCAAATCCACCATTTTTAAGTTTATATACTGCATAATAATGAGTAACTTCATCGCTAGGAATATCTGCAGGTTTATGCACCAAAGTTTTGTGTAATCCATATTCATACTCGAATTCATCACCTTTTCTAACTTCATGAGCATATATAGCTTCATATTCTCCAGTATTAAATGCCATCTTTAAAATGCCCTTGTATCCTACTTGGAAATTAACTTCTGTTATGCCTTGTTTGTTATTTTTATAAGGTATTACATAAGCTTCTCCAAGTACTGTGTTAGGTTCTAAACCACATTGTGCACTTTGCATTAATGCACTTAAGAAACTTGTAGTATCTGCTTCCCAAAACTGTGGATTCCCATTAAATAAACTTAGTGCTATTCTTGAAAATCTCTCTGGTGTCATTGTTTTCCCCACTGCTTTTTTAATCTCTGGTAACATCTTTTCCAATGCACTTTGCATTTTCTTTTGTGGTGTCAATTGAATATTTTGTGTTGCTTGCTTATTTGCAACTAAACCTCCGTTTACATTAGCCATTATTATTCCTCCTTATTTGCATTTAGTAATTCTCATATTTACATACTCTGTTTGACCATTTAATACTGCTGCATAAGTAACTGGATACTTTTCTTTAAATGTTTTAGTATCTAATTTATCTCTCTTCACCTCATATCTGCTTACTTTATAAAGTCCATCTGAACCCTTTTTACTATCTCCTAGATCTAAATATATAAGTTGTTTCAATTGTTCTTTTTCTTTTTCTAAGTCTTTAATCTGTGCAACTACTTCTTTGTATTTAGTTAGTTTATTTTGGCTTATGTTAGCCTCTAAATCATTATCCAATGCTTGTTGATATAATATGTCTTTTGTTTCACATTGAAGGCCTACAGGTATCGGTGGTGCTTTTTTAAGAATATTGTTATTCCAAAAGTTCTCTCCTATTTCAAACAAAGCTTTTATATCATCATCACATCTAGGAATCACTTTCCATTTAACCTCTTTCCCTAATAAATAAATTATTAAGAAGTACTTAAGGCCTGTAATCCCCATATACCATTGACATTGGCAATAATATTCGTCTGGAATTTCTTCTCCCTGCCACATCTTTTTTAAGAACTCACTTGCTGTTTTTATTTCAATACCTATCAATTCATCTGCAGGTATAAACTTGATTTCTCCTGTGTCTAAGTTTTCATAAAATCTATAGTCCTGTTCTAATTTAGCCAAGCCATCTATATTAGCACTAAAGTATTCATAATCTTTATGGATCATCATGTATGGATACTCATAAGATTTTAATTTAATTTCTGTAGCTAATTTAAAATCTTCTTGAATCCACTCTCTAATAAGTGGCTCCATTCTATTACCAAACTTAGTATGAATATTCCCTTTGAATTTTTCTGAAAGTCCTAACTTTTCATTGAATACAGTTAATGCACTTCCATACTTACTGAATCCTGCTATCTTTGCTATCTCACTACCGCCTATTGAATTACCTCTTTGACTTAACCATTGTGTTCTAGCTTCATCATCTTCCCTGCAATCAAATATAACTTTCACATTAGGAAATAAGTTTTTATCTTCTATAAAATCCACCATATGTTTTACCTCCTATCCTATTTTCTCTATCTCAAATTCATCTGCCATAGTACTAGTTACAAAGTATTGATACTCATCATTGGACATTTCTTCAAGTAGCTTTTTCTGTGCCTTAGGATTTAAACTTTCAAACTTATCTAGACAAATTACTTTAAGTTCTCCTGCCTGTGCTTTTGCAATCCTCATAGCAAGTTCTAGCTTCTCACCATCACTCAATCCATCAATTAAAGTATTATTAATTCTTATAAAACCTTCTGCATCTACACTTATCCCTTCTATAGGCATTTTTGCAGTTTTTAAAAGTTCTCCTGGAAGTTCTCTAGCTTTATCTATCTTTGCAGTTAGATCATTACTATATCTTTCTTTAGTGGCTAACTTGCTATCCCTAATGTCTACCATCCTATCCCATTCCCTTAAATAACTTTGCATATCTGCTATTTCATCAGCTTGCTTCTGTAAAGGTTCAATATCTTTAACCTCATTATTCTTCAAGTATTCTGCAGCCTTACCAACCCTAATTTCTTCTTTTTCTATTTCAGCAGTTATTTTTTCATCTATTGCTTTTAATTCAGCCTTTTGTAAATCATCAATCCCTAAGAGTTCCTGTTCTTTCGAAGAAATTTTATTTTCATTTATAGAAATCAATTCTTTTTGCTCTTCTATCTGTAAAACATTATCTTTTTTAACAAGCTCTATTGATTCATTTAAACTATTTTCTAATTCCTTAACATTTGAGCTATATAAATTAACTAATTCTTTTTTTCTATTTTCAAATTCTTCTTCAAGCTTTTTTAGCTCATTATTATAATTTTCAGCTACTTTATTTTCTTGAGCTACATTTTCATTAGTTAGTTCTTTTATTTTTAATTCTAATTCACGATCTGAATTATTTATAAAATCCTTAGACTTATCTATCTTGGATTTAGAAAGTTCTATAATGTCTTTTATATCTTGGCTTTGGTCCTTAAATTTAAGTTGTATTCTGGATTTTTCACTTTCCCCATTAGACTTTATAGCGTTAACTTTATCCTCAAAATTTGCCTGTAATGCTTTAGCTTCTTCTATCCAATGATTAATCTTTTGAGCTTCTGCTACTTTGTTGTAATATTCTTGGACCTTTTTTTCTCTCCAAACTTCTCCATCATATTCTGCAGGAAGTTCATCCAAAATTACTTTTATCTGAGTTTTAAGCTCTCTAATATCTCTATTAACCTCTTCCCTATCCTTGTAGTATTTTAGTTCTATAGCTTTGAGTATTTGGAGAATGTGTTGGTCATAGTCTATATTGCTAGGAAGTTCGTCAAACCAATTAACAATATTTTCTTTATTCCAACCTATCTCCAACATACTTAAAATAGATTTTGTTTGCTCTTTAATGTTCATATTTACCCAATCAAGTGGCCTAAATATATCTCCATTTATAAGACTTCTTAGAAACTTTTCTGTAGATGGTACTACACTTTCTTCTTTCCTAACTTTTAAATAATCAGCTTTTTCAGTTCTAAGTCTTCTATCAATACTCAATCCATCATCAAGTTCTATATAAATAGTTGCTTCCTCTTCACCATGTTTAACTACTTCAGTACGTCTATTCTTATTTGTAAACCCTTTTTCTATAGATTCAATTATGCTACTTTTCCCACTTCCTTTAGGTCCTTTGATAAGATTAATTTTGCTACAATCTAAGCCTAATTCTTCCAGCCCTAAAAAATTCTTAATGTTGAGCTTTTTAATTTTACTCATTTTTAAATTTCCTCCTTTATTTTTATACCTCTTCACCTCCTTGTAACTAAATCAACTAACTGTTATCGCAGTGGCCATACATTTTATTTTGGTGTGGCTCTTATCTTCGCCTACTGCCGCTCTAATTAGTTCATTTAGTTACAAGGATTTTGGTACTAATTTCAATATTCCCGCATATACATAAACTAGAGAAGTATATGCATTTTTGCTGTAGTAAATTTTTTTAAAAAGGCTTTTCAGCCTTGCTTATCTATAGTTATTCTTTTTCTAGTCCTTCTATAATTTTTTCTATAACCTCTGGAGGATACATTTCTGACAGAATCTTGGCATAAGCAGCACAAGCTTTTCTTTCTACTTCTTCTATTGTTGTATCTTCTGGGATTTTAATAGTTACTTTTTTAATTTCTGCACCTTTTGCCATGAATTTTGTTACCTCTCTTCTAGTTTTTTTATAATTTCTTCTATAACCTCTGGAGGATGTTTTTTAACTAAGGCTCTAGCTAATATTTTCATAGCTTCATCTTGTATTTCTTCCATTACTTTTGGGTCTTCTGGATAGTTCACTATAATTTTTTTAATTTTGGCCATAGTTCTCCTCCTCTCTTTACTTAGTTATTATTCATCTTATGAAAAATCGTACCTATTTGTTAAAGTTATTTTTATTTAGTGCTGTATTAGTAAATGTTCTACATCTTGTGCACTTAATTTCTAGATTTAATTCTCCTTTTAATTTATATTTAAATAACAATTTTTGGCATTTTGGACATCTAAACTCATTCATATTTTCTAACATTTCATTTTCCTCCTATTGGTTTAGTGCCCCTCATTTACCCCTTTATTTATAAATCTAAGTGATGTTTCCATACATCTGTTTTCTAAAGTTCTTACAGTATCTTCTAACAGCTTTTTAGTAAATACTGCTGTAACATCTATACCTTTAAATTCTTTTTCTACAAGTTCTAATATCTTATCTATTGTTTCTTCTCTTTTCTCTTGTGTAACAGTTACTTTTATATCTTCCACACTGTTACCTCCTAAAGGATTTTTTACATTTCTGTCGAATAATACCACTTGGAGGTGGCGATATTCATGTTAAATTTTATTATCAACAACAAGGAATCTTTATCTATTATCTTTAATTTCATAACCTCACTTACTTCAATAATTGTTGTTATTTTTACTTATAGAAACTTAAGAGAACTAAAAATAGCCAGATTTGAAGAAAGTAGAGCTTATATAACTTTTTATATTGATAAATTTAAAAATGACCTATTTTTTTCTCTTATAATTAAAAATTTTGGTAAATCTTCTGGTAAATTAATTTCAATAAAATTAAATCCTCCATTAGATTGGTCTAAAACTTCAGCCAATATTGGACTTTCTCCAATCACTGAGTGCAAAAATATTTATTTAGCACCAGGTCAATCAGTTAAATCCTTATTTGATTTTAGAAATTATCCAGATAAAATTTTTAGTGTAACTGTTACATATGAAACACTTGGTAAAGTTTTTACTGATAACTATGAAATTGATTTATCACATAGAAAAAGTGTTATTATAGATAAACCTTGTATTAAAACTGAATTTGATGCATTAGAATCTATTCATAAAAGTATTGAAGGACTTTCTGAAAAAGTTCTTTAAGTGTATGTTGAATATCTTCTAATGGATAATCATTTCTGTTGATATCTATTTTTAAATGTATGGCGTTTCTAGAATCGACTAATTCTTTAACTACAGTTGATTCAGTAATGCCATCTTTTATATCTTTTTCAAACTCCAGCATTGTTGGATAAATATTAAGTCTATTTTCTTCTTTTTTATCCATCTATGTTTCCCTCCCCACTGCTACTTCATTTTGAGCTGTTTGTTCTATTATTGGTAATACATTTTTACTTTTAAGTAAGTTATAAAGAAACAATCTACCTTTTTGTGTCCATTTAGTATTCATAGTTATATCTGGTGTCCCATCACTTCTAACAATGTCTATTGTTTCAGAATGTGTATATCCTTTATTGTGATACTTACTATATAAAAGCCATTGGCCACTTTGCTTATATTGAATCTTTAAATCATGAAGTAACTTATTCATTTCTTGAGCACTCATGCCATAATCTTTAGCTATCTGAGTTGTTGTAACTAATCCTTTGTTTTTAAGTATTTTATCTGTATAATCTGCCTTTGATTTTAACTCTCCTATTAATTGGTCTTTCTGCTTATTTTTTAGTTCTAATTTCTTCTTTTCTTCTTTTTCTTTCTTAAGTTCTGTAAGAAGTTTAATGCCAAAATCAGGATTATTTATAACTTCATCTAAAACATTTTCTGTCATATACGCTCCATGTTTTCTAATTGAAGGTAATACTTCTTTTTTAACCCATTTAGTAAATTCTTTAGCTGATTGCAATTTACTATTAAATGCTAATGAATAAAATCCGCTTTCTGTTATAAATATTTCTCCTGCATTATTTAATTTTCGGTAGTGCTGTTTTAGCACATCTGAATTCTTAACTAAATATTTTTCATCTTCTTCTAGTTCTCTTAATGGTTTAGAATTTTCACTATAGCCTAAATTTTGAACTGTCTGCTTACCATGAATAAGAAAATCTCCATCAAACTCAAAATTAACATCTTCCTTAGTAAGAATATCTATTGCTTGACCTTTGAATCTAAAAACTTGTAATTCGTTCCCCATTTCCTCATCTCCCTTTTGTTCACTAATGTAATTTTTAAAGAACTACATAAACTATAT